ACGCCGCCAGCAAGACTGGGAGTTGTGCCTCCGCCGCCTCCGCCGAATGATGCGGACTTGATTGCTTGTATCTGCGCAAGCGAACTCGCAGCAGCAAGAGCACCCATCGCAACGGATATTGGAAACGGATACTTGGACATGGTCTGGCTGATGTGGGCAGGCATGGCAACGACCGCTTCTGCTATTGCTGCCATCTTGTTTATTTTGAACAGCGTCTTGTTACTGTTCGCAACTCCCTGCGTCATGGTGGCCATGTCACCGAGCACCGTTCGCACTCGTTCCTTGTTCTTCAGCTTCTCAAACTTCTGCCGTTCACTGAGTCCCTTGTTCTGCAACTTGGTGATTGCAGCTTGATACCTTGCTTCCGAATCCAGTATAAGACCACGAAACTGTTCTTCACTTATCAACTGGTTTTCCCACGCCTCAGTCAGCGTCTCGTTACGTTCTTCGCGGTCCTCTTCAATCATCTGCCGCTCAGTGGCAAGGAAGTCGCGAAGCCTGTCCAAGTCGCCTTGCAACTTCTCAATCATCTTTTCATTTGCTTCCTGCGCAGCAACTTCACCCGCTGTCAGTGTGGCTTCCTTGAGTTCCTCGTTCAGCAGCTCCATTGCTTTAAGCGTAGGTTCCGACACGTTACTCTTGAATCCTTCCTCCACGTTGGCTCGCACTTCCTCGTCCCACATCTTGGAAACCGTATCCGCAGTGGTCATGACCCGTTCTCCCAGGTCTTCAAAGTATCCCCCGATGATTTCAGGAATGTCTTCAAAGCGTCCATCAAGAACTGCTGACATCACGTCGCCAACTGAAGACAGGGTTTCAAATAGTTGGCCGATAACTTCTGTCACCAGCACTATGGAAGTGAACAGTGAGCGAAGCACTGTGCTTAGGATGCCGAACTTGTCAGTCACTCCTTCCGTATCACCTTGCGCCTGTACCATGACTCCCATCAATGCAGTAATCAGTGAGACCACTTCCCGCATCAACGGTGCGAACTGCCCGCCGACTTCTAACGTGAGAGCCTCGTACACTGACTTCATCTTGAGCAAGTCACCGTTCAAGTTGTCGTACCTTGCTCGTGCCTGCTCAGCTGCGACACCTTGCTTATCCATTGCGCCACGAAGCCGTTCAAACTCAGTACGCTGAGCCATCAAGATATCAATGCCTTCCATACCACGTTTGCCGAACAGCTTCACTTTCTCGGTGACGTTTACGTTGTCCTCTTCAAAGTTCTTCAACGCAGTGGAAAGCCCGACAACGGCAGGGTTCCACTTGTCATTGGACTGAGTAGTAAGGGCGATGATTGCCATGCGCAGTTTCGTACCGGCATCCGCACCGAGAACACCTTGCTTCGCCATCGCTTCCAGCGCAGCAGTAGTATCACCAAGTGAGATTCCCGCGAGCTTGGCACTCGTACCAGCATTGCGAAGCGCCTCGTTCAAGTCTGGCACTTCAGCAGCACCTTGTTGAGCGGCGACAGCGAGTATGTCCGTGACACGACCAGCCTCACTAGCATCTAGGCCGAACTGGTTCATGGCAAGACCGAGAGCTTTCGCGGCGTCCGGTAGCGTCTCACCTGAAGCTTCCGCGAGCAGCACTGCACTTTCAGTCACGGCAATCAGCGCGTCATTACTTTGAAGCAGGTCTGGCTTCGCACTGGCAACTAGCTTGAACGCTTCTGCTGCTTGGGATGCGGACAGAGTAGTAGTAGCGCCTATTCGTTTCGCGGCGTCACTCAACTGTTCTAGCTGTTCATCAACCGCACCTGTGATAGCGGACAAGTCACCGAGTGCAGCTTTATAACTGGTGATGTTGCGGATTGCCGTTGCGCCGAAGGCTGCTCCAAGAGCTGCTCCAGCGAGCGCTCCAGCTTTACCGACAGCCATCAGCTTCGGCCCGATTCCACCTATCTCAGTATTCAACTTGCGGAAAGCGCCACCCGCAGCACTCTCCGCCTTTAGAATAATCTTGCTTTCAAATATTCCTTTACCTGTTGGCACTTAACTTCTCCGCTTTAATTGTCGAGCTTCTATCTTCTATGAGCTGCATAGTTTCAAGGTAGAAATGAGGCTGATCATAAACTCCTCCGGAGACCAGCATTATTCCCTGACTATAAAACTTGAACAACTTCAACAACTCCTTGGAGTCTTGTGTAACCATCTGGCGTAGACATTGCTTTGAGCGGAACGTTCCGTTTTCTGTAAACGGCCAATTCGTCACCACCCATTTATCAATCTTCTGCCAGCCTCCTTCACTACAATCACAACTGCCGCAATCAAAGGCTTCCGGACTATAACTAACTTCGATTGCGACTAGGAGTTTTTTATTTCAGACTCCTCCACCAAACTACGCTGAACAATTTCCCCGCCGAGTTCGGCAAGTAGGAAGAACGGCAGCTTGTCAATGTTAAGGCGCGTACACTTAATCGCCTTACCATCTTCATCAACCACGTTTCGCCAGTCACTGATAGCGACCTTCGAGGCATAGTGCAAGCCGACACTGGATACACGATTCTTATCCTCGTCGAAATGCTCCCACACTTCCAAGACCTGTGGACTGCTTAATGGGCGCAGTAAGAATTCCGCAGGCTCGTCATCATCCGAAGACACTGGCGTATACCACGCGGGACTGAGTTTCTTTTTTATAGTTAATGGCATGGGGACTATATTCCTCTATGTGAAAATAAGTTCGAACTCGTCATCGCCGCTGGATTCCGCAGCGCCGAATGGAAGCTCATAGGTACGAACACCTTCGCGGTCGCCTGGACTCATGTCACGGTAGACTACGGCAGGGGCAGAAAGCGCGAAGCGATTGCCTGCTGTACTACCGATAGTTCCGGACGCCAGTGCCATGGAAGTACCGCTAACCAAGTCATCCCATGGATTGTCCGTGGCCACGACAACAGCTTCCGGGTCAATGGAACCGTTCACGTCACGCATAGTGATGCGAACTTCACCGTAACCGTCGGACGCACTCATGTCCGGAACTGCTGCTACCGTGTTGGACGTATCAATTGACAAGGCGCTGATGATTGCGCTGTATCCACCGATTGTGAACGCGCCGCTCAGCACTGCTTCCGGAACGGTGCTATCCACCGTCACTGCTGGAATGGCGACGTCAGTCGCTGCTGCTACGTGACCGACCATAGTGAAGCTGAGTTTAGCTTGCGCACCCACTTCCATGCTCAATGCCACGTTGCCGCGACAACCAGTCATAATCCAACGCTTCCCGTCTACATAATGGTAGATGGTTACGCTTTCGTGACCGGTTGATACTGGCGAGTACGCGACGCTAGTGACTGCCACTATGGTTGAGTCCAGTCCACACGCTTTCAGCAATGCGTCAACTTCCGGTGCTGTACCGGCAGTTCCTGAGCCTTTGACTTCTACGTCAAAGGAAAGACTACGCATCGTTCCACCGTAAATCTGCTGGAGCTTACCAATATTGGAACGTATAGAAGGACGGTCATTCATGCGAAGCCCTTCGTTGCTCCATGCGATATTCTCAATCAAGACTGCATCAGTACTTGGTGCTGGAGTTGGGTCTACTCCGTAAGTACTCTCAACCTTGACGAGAATTGCTTCTCTGTTTACTAACATCTTGATTACTCCTCCTTGGAAGTCTTGGATTTACTGGTAGGCTTCTTTGCATCAGACCCGCCAGACTTAGTTTGAAACGTCTTACGCTGCGCACCTTCGCGCCCCGTCTTTTGTTTCGGTTTGCTGCTATTCTTACTCATCTATACCACCGTAGTTAAGTCGCTAATCGACGTTCTGATTTGAAACACCCACTCGGTACGATAGCTTGCTGTCTTCACTTCACTTTCCAGTGAAAGAATCGGCTCTCCCGCACCGTTCGGTATGGTCTGCATGACGAAGGACAGTCCCTGCGTATGGTCAGTCATCAGTGCATTGTGCGCCGCTGTCCGTGCGTTCTGCAGCGCGAGTTCCAGATTGTTTGAAGCGTCCACGTCCACTATGATGTCAATCATCACCTGTACGTTATGGTCTAGGAAGTTGATGTTCTGCGGGCCGAAGTCACCTATCGGCTCATCCGCACCTAGATACACTGCATAGAATGGGCGCTCATTCAAACGGATCTTCTTGAGGCGCGAGACCATGACGTTGCTGGCGTCAATGTCTACGTGCGCCTTCAGGTTATCCGCCACCTGAGTTATCAATGTATGAAACAATGACATTACTTTTTACTCGCCTTCTTCTTACCCTTCTTCTTACTGGCATTCACGGCAGCTTTGAACTCAGCTTCGTTGCCAGCACTAGCTTCCGCAACCTGTGCGCCAATGGCTTCAATACGCTTGGCTCCAAGCTGCTCTTCGCGAGCGGAGTCTACAAAATGGTAGCCTTCCAGTCGGTACTGCTGCCATCTGTTCAGCGGGACTTTAACTATCTTCCCCTTTTCACTTTCCATCAAATAAAACTGTCTCATGGGACTTCTCCTCTACCCTTTCCTAATGAGGTGCAGCACTGTCGCCGCTCCTTCGTCTTGAGCAATCTCCGACACTGTATAGGTGACGGAGTCGTAAACAATTTCATCATCGTACTCCGGCGCGGTTACATCCACGTTCAGTACCATGATTATCAAAGCGTTCCCTTCTATCTGGGCTTCGTTGGTCTCTACATCCACGTCAGGGTTCTGCACGAATCCTTGAATGGTAACTTGGCTTCCGCCGCTCGGTGTGTAGAGAATGTCTTCACCGAATACTCCTATGATGTCTGCGTCAACCTGTACTGCATCCGCATCCGCTCCATCAAAGTTTGGCAAGTATGGGGAGGACTGGCGAACCAGCCGAACCATCTTGTATGCGCCTTCGTCTTTAAGAATCTCACGTACGGAATAAGTCACACCGCGAGCAACTACTAAATCATCATACTCCGGGCTGGCGACATCCGTGTTGAGGATTGCTGCCATAGGGGAGTTGGATTTGAATAGCGCCTCGTTAGATTCCACTTCCACGTCAGGGTTCTGGAAGAACACCGTAATAGAAGTGGAGCTGCCACCATCTGGAGTGTAGGAAACAGTCTCCCCAAACTCCGCGATGATGGCAGCGTCCACAGACGCGATATCAATTGACATCGCTAATCACTCTAGGTGACTGCGCCATTGCCAGCAAGCAACAGGACGTCGACGAATAATACGCCTGCGCCAGTTGTTTCCATAGCAATGCCGAAGTCAGTGATGTCGCCAGTAGCAGCAGTCGCTGCATTGTCGTCGACTTCACCGTCCGCACCAGCTGAGATATCGAAGTAGACAGTTTCGCCTTGTCCGATAACGGCAGCCGATACTTTCGGCAGAGTGTAAACATTGGCAATTGCAACTTCGCCGGTCGCGCCGTTAGCGATGTCTACGGAGGCGACGCCCACGCAGTTACCGATAACGACAGGGTCGCCCGAAGAAATTGCAGTTCCGCCGTTCGTGTAGGTGATGCTATCACCTTTTTGAATTGCAGTCTTCATGGATAAAGCTCCTTCATGTTTATCCGGTTAAGTTACGCACCGTCGTTACGTTGCCAAGTGCGCCAGTCCATCGGTGCAGCACCGACGTCAAGACGAACCTTCATTTCCGTACCGTCGACAGTCCAACCCTGCTGCTGTTCAATGACCGGAGCCTGAACACCATCAAGGAACGCGACTTCAATAGTGTCGAACTGCGAGGACGCAGCAAGATACCATTTCGTTGCGCTGTCTACAGACAACCGAACATCGGTAATGACACCCATCGAGCCGCGAACAGGGTTCGGAGCACGATTGTTATTAGTACCATCTGCAGGGTCATACTCTGACGCCATCAGTACACGGGCAGTGTCTTCCAGCTCCAGCGGTACGAGCAAGTGTGCGGGACGGATGTTAAGACCGTTCGCATTTTCGCTCTTGTCCTTCTGACGTGCCATTGCTACGCGAGCAGCGGCGACAGAAGTTGCGGAGATGGCAGCAGCGCCGCCGATGTTGAGATTGCCATGAGTAGTACCGATAGCAGTACCGGCGAACAACGCGACACCATCGTTCATGTTCGGGTTGCCGGTCAGGATACCGTAGGCGAGATCGCCTGGAACCCGAGCAGCAGCACGACCCATGTGCGCTGGAATCTTGGTGAACGCTGACAAGTCATCGTTGATGACAGCCTGACGAGAGATAGCAAACAGTTTGCCGTAAGTGGCGAGCTGAATGGTTTCTTTCTCTTCGTCGAACTGACCGTACTTGTACTCGCCGTTCTCACGAACAAGTTCAAGGTCATCAAACGATGACAGGTTTACACGATGCGCAGTTTTGAAGTCCGACAAGTTACCAGTCTGACAGAACTGGTTCCACGTTTCCGGGGCTTCTTCAAACCCTTTCTTCATAGACTTGTTGGAGACGTCCGCAAGAATCAACGGAAAGTCACTGGTAGTGAACGCACGACCGACCATTTCTAGACGGGACATACGACCAGTTGAGTGACCACCAGCTTCAAGCGAAGCGCGAGCCATTTCTTGCAGGCTATGCCCACGGAAATGATTTGCACTGTAGTCCGCAGGAGCTTCCGTCAAGTTTGCGCGCACTTCCAGCACTTGCATCATGCCTGCGCGTTCATTGCTTTCGCCACCTTCAATACGCGGCTCGCGAGCAGCAGACTGGGAAACTGAACCAAGAGCTTCAAGAATAGCTGCCCGTACCGTATCAACGGTAGCAGCAGTATCTTCAAGCGCAGCGGAACGAATCTCGTCAGCCTTGTCACCGAGTTGCGTTGTGAACACAGGAGTGAACAATGAGCGGATTTCAGTCTGCCGCTTGTTCTCGGCACGAATGCCTTCCTGCGCACCTGAGTCATGGGCAGCAGCAGTTGCCTGCTCGTCCACGACTTTAATCACTTCTGGTTGGGGAGCGGCACGATTGCCCTCTTCGCCAGCAGAAGTTACTGTCTTGTCTTTAGGGTCCATTCCTAAAGTCTCCTCTTGTTGGAGTTCTACAATACGGTACAAATCTCCTTCCGGCGCATTAAAGCTCCGGATCTCAAAAGCACCACCGTCACTACGACCTATGCCGACCGAATGGTCAGCGGGTACATCGACGATAGAGATTTCTGCTGGTGTCCATCGAGTAACTCGGTACTCATCAGGCTCTCCCTCTCTCTCTGCCGTCAACGTGCGCTCATCAATAGAGTAGCCGACTGATATGTTCTGGAGAATCCCATCACGTATATCAAGCCAAATATCATCTACATCCGAACGTTTCGAAAGGCGAATGGTCGCTTCACCTCTACCGTTCCTTACCTCCGCATCCTCAACTACACCGATAGGTTTTGAGTTTCCATAGAAACCCGAACCACGTTGGTGATTGAGCAGCACCGGAGCACCTGACTTCAGACGTTGCAAATCAACTTCCGAGCGTTCATGACCTAGGACTTCATACCACGGGGCTGAGAAAAAGCCTCCGCGAAGCACCTTAGCGTCTTCGCTCGAAAAGGAGATGCGCAAAGTGCGTTCGTCCTCATCAAGTATTGCTGATTTCGCCTGGACTTGACCTCGGTGTACGAGACCTCCATCCACGCGCTCCTTTTTACGCATCATCGGTTTTCTCCTCCGTCAACGTAATCCATTCGCCAAAGTCACCATCTGGTAACTCGAACCGAATTCTTTTCCCATCTGTCTCATGGGCTGGCATCTTGCCACGAGCACCTCGTCGTCCTCGCCTTCCTGCTGGCCTACCGACTTTTTGCTTTGGCCCTTCACCACTGTCGTCTCCACTGTCACTGTCGGGACTTTCGTCATCTGAAGAATCTGCCAGTGCAGTATCAGTTGAATGATTAGCATAGTCAGAACTAAGAACCAACTCTTCGTTACTTTCATACTCCCGCTCCTTCACAAGCTGAGCATCAACCGCACTCGGGTCTCCGCCGCGCTTCTGTATAACTGCATGACGTGAAGTCAAACCAGCCTGTATAGCAATCACGTCTGCGTCAATCTCTTTCTTGGGTTCTATATAAGGTACACCGCGACCAAGATGCGCAGCGTCAAAGATAGTCCGTTCGTCCACGTCTGTAAAGTTTACGAGACCCTGTAGCAGCACCATCTCAATAAACCGGCGATAAATAGGTTCTACTGCCATAGACACGAACTCATCACGCAGACTCTCATAGATTGCGTTCTGTTCCATCAGCTCCTGACGCTGTGAACTGTATGAGCCATCGTAATCTTTACTGACGCTGGAATATCCACTTTGGGTTCCGCCTGCAACTGCGCGAAGTTGGCTGGCGCGGAAGTCACTCAGGGCATTGCTCGGCCGGTCGTTCTTGATGGTCTCAATCTTCTCTCCGGGCTGAAGGTTGTCCGCGATGATGCCTGGAGCCAAGTCCATTTCGCGCCACTCAGCGGTGGACGAGCCGGCTCCTTCCGAATCGATTGACTTCGTAATGGCTAGAGCGAATGCCGCGCCGACACGAGCAGCAATGCGTTCGCTTTCCTCGTAGTCTTTCAGGTCATCCAGCCTGTTCATCACGCTGGCAAAGATACTCACTCCACGTGTCTCACGCACACGCTCCACCATTTTAAGGTGAACCATATTGGAGGCTAGAACGTTCTTCAGGTTGTTACGGTCTAGCCCGATGCTGCCAATGGTGGGAGTGTTGAAGAGTGAATTGTACGGACCTTCCGTTGGGAAGTTGCGATAGAGCCAGTATTGACGCGGACGTCCCCACGTGTTCTTCTCAACTCCCTGCGTAATTCCACGGTCTGAATCCATCAGGCCGACCGGACAAAGGTCTGCCTCGATTAGTTCCAGTGAGTACATCACTTCAGTGCCGTGGTCTAGCGCAGCAATCTTACCTTGAACTTGCTGCGCGAATATCTCACCGTCTCGTAACCAACTGCGCACCATCATCCGCTGAGTTTTAGCCCAGTTGTATTCCCATGTGACTTCCGGACGTCGTGTCCAGTCATCCCACAGAACGCGGATGGCAGTATTGACTTCAGTGTTCAGCTCACCGTTCAGGTTCTTCACGGATGGGAGCGAAGTGATGCCCGTCCCAACGATGTGACCAACGAGCGTGTTCAGTACAGACTTGGCGAGGTCATGGTTCTCGTCAAGCTGCCGCGCACGATAGCGGAGCTTGTCAATTGATGCGTAGTTAATCTGGTCTTTGCTGCGTCCGTCCAGTGTGCGTCCTCGCAACCGTGAAGATTCTGACGCTTCATAAGCACGTACAGATGCACTGAGTGCTATCCGGTTAGCGAACCTACGGCGAGCCGCAGCAGGAGACACTAACGAAACGACACGGTCTATCAGCGACAGTGTTTTCGTCTTGTCATTCATCGTTGTGCCTCATTGTTAAAGTTGGCTAGGGCGAAGTCGTGGCGTCCCTTGCGGTCGGACACGTCAGCGCCGCCAACGATTCGCTCCAACTTAGTGATAATCATTTCAATGTCTTTCATGTCCTGCTTCGTAACGACTCGCGTTCCGGCCGACGTGATGACAGTAAAACTCTTTCCGCTTTGAACTGAGCGTCGAGCAGCGTACCACTCTTGCAGTTCAATGTCTGCGGCAGACTTGGTTTGAATTCCCATTGCTTATCCCGTGTAGAATTCTGAAAGGTCTGGATTGACAATTTCTAAGTCTACTGATGCTGTAATGGTGTTGCGCGCCAGTCCACGAAGGTCTAAACCTACCTGAAAATCAGCAATCGTCAATTCCCCACCACCGATGCAGACTAGCGGCTTAACTCCAGGAAAAACGTCTGCGCCAGTGCGACCTAGATTCTTCGGAAGGCCGGTCTCACTGTCTACGAATGCGTCAACTGTAGCCGCAAGATTAAGGTCTTGTGGAACGTCACTGATGTAGACTTCAGCGATTGCGCCGCGCCACCTAGTAGTAGCAAGAATGTTTTGACCGTAAGTTCCCGATAGAAATTGCCAGACGTTGATTCCCAACGGAACGGTGTCACTCGAGACCACCACTCCGTCGTCTCCCTGCCTGAGTTGCGATGTGTTTGAAGTAGCGCCAATGCCGAGGTTCGCGAAGCTCAACATCACATGGTGGAACTTCTTATCGGAGAAGTCTACGCTTCCGGAAGCTCCTTGCAGCGGTACGGAAAAATGTTCGGAAGTGAATCGTCCGTTGGTCAGGTCCGTGGTGGGATAAAGAGCTTTGTTACCGAATGCGCTGTACTCCAGCGCCGCTCGTTGGTCACATAAGTCTGGTCGGCCGAAGTCCGGCCGAACCCAACACGACATGAACCCCGTGTTCCGCAGCGTTGTCAAGTTCGCTGTATTAGTATCGGAACTGTTGCTGATTCTGCTAGTCGTGCCGTTGAAGACGAGTCCCTGCGGTTTCCATCGCAAGTCCCGTTCCGTTGCTCCGCCTCCCATTGCTGCGACTCCAGCAATCTTGCCTACCATTTCGTTCATGAGTACCATCCTTTGTTTCCGCTAAGAAATCCGCCACCACCTTTCGGTCTGTTAGAGCGGAACGGGTCTACTGATTGATTCGGCGTCGCCTCGCTTGCGGGCTTCGCCACTTGCTTGCGCTCGGCTGCGACGGTTTCGCTCGTCACTGCCTGCATATTTAGTGAGTACGCTGCGGCGATGTTATTCACCTCGCAGTCAAAGTAGTGATTGTTCTTGTGGATGAGCTGCCACGAGACACGTCCGGAAGGCTTAACTAAGCGAGCTTCCGAGACCATCGCCTTACAGAAGTCATCCGACGTGTCTTCTGCGAGGTGCCACCCCCCTGGAAGAGAAGGGTCTCTATCGAATCTCTCGTGCAACCACCGTTTGAAGTAGTCCGTGTTGACGTGCCAGATTCCCAGTCCCGCCGACTTCTTCTTGCCGGTAGTCTTGCTGACGTCGAGCTTGGAACGTTGCAGCGGCGTCGCTTCAATAGTGTCGCGTCCCTTAGTGGGGAATGCCCATCCCTTGTGCTTGCGACAGAAGTCGTAGACATACTGAGTATGGTAGCCCGAATCCACGAAGCAGCGCTCTATCGTAGCGATGCCACCGTAGATCCTGTCCTTGAATAGCGCCAAGTCATTCCAGACCTGAGGCTCGTCCGTCCGGCCCATCAACTCACCGTGGTCAACTTGCCACGATTCAAGGTTGGCTCCCCATGCGCGTACAGAGTATACGAGGCGGGTCATCTGTACGTCCACGCCGATTGTAATCTTCAGCGCGCCTCCCAGCATCGTACCTATCCCAAGCGCATACGGTGCGCGAAGTGCTTGGATGGTGGTGAGTTCCGGGACTTCGCCAGCCACACTATATAGCTCGCCGAATCCGGTGTTGATGACTGCCTGTATACGCTCCGGGTCTCCGGCTCGTACGGCATTCAGAAAAGCTTCTGCGCGGTCTCCCCACGTTTTCCATGGAGACATGAGGCCGCTCACCCAGAAACTTGCGGTAGAAGATGCGGGAGGTTCACCGTAGACATTGCCTTCTTTGTCAATGGTTTGTCCGGGAGCAACGTAGCGACCCGACTGGTGCATCTCATCTTTGTGGCTCTGCTCGATGAACGCCCCGCAGTGTGAACATATTAATCCTGCTTTATCACTCGCCTCGTTCGGCGTCGCCTTGTCCGGCCAGTGAAGCAGTTTGAATCTCGGTATGAAGTACTCGTCGCAATGGGGGCATGGAACTGCCCAATGGTAACGAGTTCCTTCCTGGAAGTGACGCCAAGTCGGTGACTCTACTTCGTCACCCCAATCCCAGAACTCTAACCCGTTTTCCATCATCGTCTCCACGTTCCCCATAGTTGGCGTGGAGAATATAATGGTCTGTCCGTCTGGATACGTACTGTGCCGCGCATCCCCCAGCTCCTTTGGAGAACCTTCGCCTTCAACGTTCTTGGGCATACGGTCAAGCTCGTCCAAGAATACTTTGCAGGCTGGCTGTCCTGCCATCTCGGTGGCGGAACCAGCCCAAGCGAAGCGAACGTTGACACCGGCGATTTCCTTGAACGTCGCCTTCTGCTTGTCTATGTCCTTCGTACACTTGCGGCTGAGTGACTTGCACTGCTTCACCATCTGGTTGAAGCGTGGGGCAAACACCGTTTCAATGAACGAACGCGTGGGAGCCGCGTATAGTAAGGTCGCGGGGTCGTCGTCCAGACGGTGTCCCATGATGTTGGCAGCGGTCTCGGTCTTACTCATCTGTGCGCCCATCACGGCGACCACCGTTTTGTAGACGCCTTCGTGAACGCAGCGAGCGATGGGTATGGTATGGGGAGCACGATTGCTACGCCACTTTCCCGGTTCCGCGCTTCCTCTTGGCAGAACTCTTTCTTGGTCGGCCCACACGTCGGGGCTTCGTTTCGGTGGTGGCTTCAGTATCAGCAGTCCCGGAATCAGCGTCCGCGCTAAGTTGCTGCTCATAGCCTGTAGCTGCGTAATAAGCTGCTTCTGCATCTCGGAAGACATCGCCTATTTCCTCGTTGATAATTGTGCGGATGACGTTTGGTTTCGAGTGACCAGAGAGCTGGTGAGCCAGTCTTCCGGGCAAACTAAACATCCCGCCGCGAAGGGATGAAGAAAAGGCAGCGAATGCAGATTGCGCATCTTCAATGCTGACGAGTTCCTTAGATGCGAGAGCGTTCGCGATTTCGAGCTTCCTCGTTTGCTCGGCGACGAGCTTGGTTCGCGAACCATGTATGGTTCCACCGTCGGCACTTCGTCTGCCTGCCCTGTATTCCAGATAGGCTTCAACGACATTACCGACATTGTATCGCGCCGCACTTTGCGTACCCTCCAATCGTGGCAGCACTCCCTTCACTGTAAGCTCGCGAACTGTGCTCCCTGCTATATTGAGCACGTGGGCGATGACCCGCTGAGTCACACGTCCTAGCGCCTCGTGGTCTGCGAAGGTTGATAGCACTGTACCGTCTGGCAGCAGCGTTGAATGCTTGAACGCTACCTTGCGTTTCCTTACTCGTTTCTTCGTGGCTTTCTTTTTCGTTTTCTTTTTCGTTTTCTTCTTGGATACTTTTTTGCTTGTCGGCATTGTGGCTCTCCTTCTTGCTGGCACTCCCTGCAAAATGGCTCATTAAAACGGCTCCAGCTTTACGCTGCGCTGCGGTGTGTTGCTGGGCTAGGCGCTGAGACCCTCCGGGGCCGGAGCCTAGCCCGTAACGAGTATTCTGAGAGACTCCGGAAATCGGGCGACTTGAGGACC